GCGCCACTCCGACATGGTGCGCACAAAAATCCAAGCTAGTCAGTTAATTAATCGTCTTGAAAATCATGCGTTTGGCGAGTGTGAGTTATCGACCACACAACTGCGCGCGATTGAAATCCTATTGAATAAGTCAGTGCCGAATTTAGCAGCGATTGCAGTACAGCACCTAGAGGGCGCAGACGAACAACTCAAACAAATCACGGTGAAGTTAGTTGGAGAAAACACTAGAGATACCGGCGGTTTACCAGAGCCTTTATCAGCCGAACCGCTACAAAGTGTTTTGGGGAGGCCGGGGCGCGGCGAAGTCATGGAACTGCGCTATCGCTCTACTGATACAAGCGACGCAGAGGCCATTGAGGATTCTTTGCACGAGGGAAGTACAGGGTAGCATCCGCGAGTCTGTACATAAGCTACTGGCAGATCAGATTAATCGCCTTGGGCTGCAAGACGAATACGAGATCGTTGAACACACCATCCGGGGCCGTAACGGTTCTGAATTCATCTTTGAAGGCTTGCGGCACAACGTCGACAAGATCAAGTCGACTGAGGGCATCGATATTTGCTGGATCGAAGAAGCTGACCGGGTGTCAGACGAATCCTGGCAAGTGTTGATACCGACCATTCGTAAGCCCGGCTCTGAGATATGGGTCACGTTTAACCCGCAATTGAGATCCGACGCAACGTATCAACGCTTCGTTGAGAACGCGCCAGATAACGCCGTCGTTGAGAAGGTGAGTTGGCGTGACAACCCTTGGTTTCCTGATGAACTGGTCAGCGAGCTAGAGCATCTAAAGCAGATTGATTACGACGATTATTTGCACGTTTGGGAAGGCGAGTTTAAGACGTTTGCAACGTCAGCCATATATGGCAAGCAGCTAAAACAAGCGCGCGAGGAAGGGCGCATAACCTCAGTCCCTATAGAACCGGCGTGCGAAGTCCACACGGCATGGGACTTAGGTAAGAACGATACAACCGCCATCTGGTACTTCCAGAAGGTAGGCGTTGAATATCGGTTCATCGACTACGACGAGAATCGGTTGGTCGATCTTGATTGGTACGCCAAAGTTATTAAGAGCAAGAATTACCTATACGGAACGCACTACCTACCTCACGACGTCGACTTTGAGTTGTTGGGTATGGTGAACAATCGTAAACACCAGCTAGAAGACGCAGGCGTAAAGCCTATCGAGGTTGTGCCGCGCATCAGGCACATACAAGAAGGCATTGAGATGACCCGGCGCATGTTTGCCAGTTGTTGGTTTGACAAAGAGCGTTGCGAGCGGGGCATAGAGTCATTGTCGAACTACGAATACAGCTTTGATGCAAAGAACAACACGCACCGCAGCACGCCCTTACACAACTGGGCATCGAATGGCGCGGATGCATTCAGACAAGTCGCTCAAGGATTTAAGCAGTCCTCTTGGGCGCGAATACATGAACCGGCGATAAGTGAACGCCGACGCAAAATAGTCGGCACGCAGTGGTCGCAAGACACCGCCTGGAGAACCTAATGGAAATAGAGCCAATGGACGAAAGCCAAGTCGTCAGCATTGTGCGCGGCAAGATCAATGATTGTCTGAACGAGTCGGGTGGAGAAATCTCCGAGACTCGCATGGAGAATTATGACTACTACGTTGGCCGCGAATACGGCAACGAGCGCGATGGTTTTTCTAGCGTTGTTACTCGTGAATCAATGGAGGCCGTTGAGTGGGCATTACCCTCAATCATGCGCGTGTTTACGTCCAGCAATGAGGTCGTAAAGTATGAGCCGGTTGGCCCGGAAGACGAACAAGAAGCGCGTCAGCAGACGCAGATCAGTAACCACTATCTCACCCGCGAAAACAACGCATTCCTAGCCCTATACAACTGGTTCAAAGACACGCTCATGTATCCGAACGGCTACATCAAGCTGTTTATGGACGAGCGCGTTGTCACGCGCACCGAAGAATTCAAAGGCTTGGACATGATGCAGTTGCAAGCTGCGATGGTGAATCTTGCTCAAGAGGGGGAGGTCGAGGTTGTTGAGCAGGAGTCTGCTTACGAAGAAGTGATGACGGACGGATATGCGTCACAGACCGAAACCTTTAGCGTCAAGCTGCGTGTCACCAAGCAAATCTGTGAGCCGAAGCTGGTTAACATCCCGCCTGATGAACTGCTTGTCGCAGAGAATTGTTTTTCTATCGACCTAGACGAAGCCGATTTCTTATGTCACCGGGTGAAGAAGACGTACTCCGAACTGGTTGAGATGGGCTATGACAGAGACATGCTTGAGGACGTTGGTTCTGGCAGCAATCAGTTTGATGAAGAAGACGAGAATAAACTGTTCTCCGAGGACGAGGATGACGTTGATGAGTCTGATCCATCGATGCGCCTGTACACGGTCAACGAGTGTTTCTTAAAGATTGACGAGGACGGTGATGGCATAGCCGAACATCGCAAAATATGTCTTATCGGCAGCACGATCTTTGCTGACGAGGAAATCAATTACCAGCCATTCGTCGCGCTCACGACTGTACCGCTGCCGCACCAGCACCCTGGCATGTCGATGATCGATATGGTCAAAGACATCCAGAAGATCAAGTCAACGCTGATGCGCAACATGCTGGACAACATCTACAAAGCAAACGTGCGACGCAAGTACGTTGGCGATGCGTTTATATCGGATGAAGCAGGCACGCTGGATGTGCTGCTAGATACGGCGAGTGAGTTTATCCCGGCGCGAGATCCTAGTGCGCTCCGCGAAGAACAGGTGCAGCCGATTGTCTCAGAGATACTGCCGGTGATTAAGACGATGGACGAAGTGCAGGGCATCCGTACAGGCGTCACGCCGCAGTTGAGCCTAGACCCGAACATACTGCGCGAAACCACAATGGGCGCGTATCAGTCTGCCATCAGTCAGGCAAGCCAGCGTATAGAGATGATCGTGCGCATATTTGGCGAGACAGGCGTTAAGCAGTTGTTCATCAAGATGCACCAACTGTTACGCACGACGGTAGACAAAGACCGCACCATCCGCATTAGAGGCGAGTGGGTAGCGTTCAACCCGGCAAACTGGTCGGAGCGTAATAACGTGACCGTTGAGGTCGGGCTTGGTTACAACAGCAAAGCCGAAGAATTGCAGATGCTCAATAACCTGCTGACGATTCAGAAAGAGGCTGCGCAGCATGGCTTGGCAACGCCAGGTAACGTCTACAACACGCTAGACCGCATCGTTGAGTTAGGTAACGTCGGTGAGACTCAGACGTTCTTTACTGACCCAGCAACCGTGCCGCCGAAACAACCTGCAGGCCCAACCGTTGCAGAGCAGCTTGCAATGACCGACTTGCAGATGCGTCAGGCCGAGAGCCAAGCCAACTTGCAGATGAAGTCTAACGAGATGCAGATGAAGCAGCAGTCGGCTGCGGTAGAGGCTCAGACCAAGATGGCAATGGATCAGCAGAAGATGCAGATGCAGATCGCTGAGTTGCAGGCGAAGCTCGCTGAGATGGACGCCGATAAGAAACTCAAAGAAGCGCAAACCTATAAGACGCTGGAAGAAGCGCGCGGGTTGGATCTTGAGAACGACGGCACTGAGACAGGCGTGGTTGATCTGCTGACGGAGCAACTGCGTGGGTAGTAAGCCAAGCCTTGCAAGCCTCGTTGTAGATTACAAGCGCAAGAAGCTGGACGCGGTTCACGGCACTGGCTATGAGTTTGACGAGTTTGAGCTAGGCGTTAACCAAGGCACGCACGGCCAGATGTACGGTGAAGGCATTTATGCGTCTACAGCCGACGAAATTGGCGGTAACTACGCGCCTCGCGATTTAGACCATGAAGAATGGATGATGTCGCAGTACCAGGCGGCAGATGGCGACTATTACTTGATGGACGCTTGGGAACGGGCGCTGTCGCATGAGACACCTTGGTCGATGCGCGAGATGGCAAATGACCCTGACATTGATGCGGGTACACGCGAGGCGTATTTAGAGGTTGCACAGGCGCTATCGGACAACCCTCCTAAAAAAGGTCACATGCTGCGGTTGGAGATCGACGCCGACGCTGGTGAACTATTGAACTGGGACGCGCCTTTAAGTGAGCAGCCAGAATTCGTGCAGAACGCGGCAGCAGGCATGGGTCTGCCAAGCAACCCGAAGGGTAAAGACATTTACTACCGCATGGTAGACGCAAGCACACCGGCACAAGAAGCGCCGACTAAAATACGCCAAGCCCTACAAAAGATTGGTGCAAAGGGCATTACTTATAAAGAGCGCAACTCAGCAGACGCGCAGAACTATGTGATCTTTGACCCCAAGATTATTGAAATAGCCGAACGATATGCGATGCCGGTTACCTATGTCGGGGCGGGTGGGTTAACGGCTTACACGGCGCTATCGGCTGAAGAGACTCAGGCAGCTTTGCCGGGTAAGCCTGCAATGTTTAAGGGCAAGGACGTAAAGACTCTTAGCCCTGACGAGTTCGCGGCGTTTGGCAGAGAATACGGCGTTGAAAATCTTGGCCCGTTGTCTAAAATAGAGAGTGTTGGAGACAGTGGGCAGTCAGTGGCCGTGCCTGGCGGTCTGGAAGGCGAATTTACTTACGCTGACCTGATTTGGTTAAAAGCAAACCCGATTGACCCATCTCAACTCGACAATGGAACGAGGATCGCGATCCAGAACAAAATGGTTCGCGCCGTGAGTCCTGCACCAGGGAACGAGTTGGACGTCTTCAACCGCTATGTATTTGGGATGTTAAGCCCAAACCAGCCTTTGACCCCTAATGAATTTGAAGCAGCCGCGCTCCGAGTAAGATCGCAGGACGACATTGATCGGTTTGCAAGTTTTATTGATTGGGAACCTGGCGAGAAAGTAAGCAAAGAACGTCGAAAAGCTGCTGAAACAAAGATGGCAGAGTTCTTTGAGACTCAGGCCGGTAGTCGTGGAGGTATGGGCCTCAAAGGATCAGCCGATTACACCAATCTGGCCGAGTTCGCCAAGCTTTATAAGAAAGACCCCAGTTGGTGGACAAAGAACGAAAGCGAAAGCTGGATCGACTTCGTTGAGCGCGTGCAGACACAAGGTCGCGGTCTAAGCAGTAAAGTCGCATCTTTTTCCACCGTATGGCAAGACCCAGTCAACGCAGCCATCAGTGCAATAGACCGGCACATGGCGCGGGAGTTCATGCCCGAACTGTTCGCGACTAAGAAGTCACGCAAGCAATTTGAACAAGGTGTTGTTAAGCGATTTAACAGCATGGTGGACGAAGTCAGGCGAGCAAAAGACGACCCAGAAGCAATAGCGGCGTTAAAGAAAAAAGGGTTCCCAATCGGCGCTACTAGCAAGGTGAAAAACCTAGATCAAGTGTTTGGTCAGCGTGGCGGTGATGCGGTGTTTATGGAACGCATTATGAGTTTGTTAGGGGCAAAGTCGCCTAAATACAGGCTTAAAACGGGAGAAATAAACCCTAACCTTCCAGAAAACCTCAAAAACACGGAATTCCTGGTAGAGCCAGAAACGGCGCAAGTAGTTGGTGATGCATATCGGCGGGCGCTTACTGAAAACGAGCGCATCGCTGTTGATAACGGTATGCACTTGTTTAGCCAGCAGTGGATGCTGTGGGACAACATTCGGCGGCGATTAGAGCCGCATGAGGTAATGTTCCCAGGCTTAGAAAAACTGCCGCCAATGAGTAGGAATCAACTGGAATCGGCGCTATCAGAACATAAACAAGCAGGCTACATGAACTCGTCAAAAGAGTTGGTGGCAGACCCTGTGACGGGCGAGCTAAACCCTCGGATGAAGCCGACTCGACCAATGGATTATCAAAAGGCAATGTATTACACGGCGGCAGGCGGTGTTGGATTAACTCAAGCCGATAATTTATACGCCGAAGAAATACCCAACATGCAGGCCGTAGCGCAACGCGCGCAGACGTTCTCATTGAACCGCGACAACAAGAACAGAGCATGGACGGGCCTTAAAGACGCGGTGGGCAAGATGACCCAACCGTTTCAGCCGTTAGCGGAGTTCGTGGCACACAGTGCAGCGGGGATGGGTTCTGGTTTAGTTGGGTTTGCAGGTCATGGCGGTGGCGGTGACTTGCAGAAGGACTTTGGAACGCCTTATAGCCCGCAAGCGGTAG